ACACCTGTTTCCGCTTCGAGATTAGAAACATAATCGTTACGGTTTATTAGTATAGACGGTGTCGGGTCCGTCTCGAGTGTGGTGATGATAGCCTGTAGTTCAACATCAGTTTTACCGGTGGGTGTTAGTACGTGGTACAATGTCCCGTTTATGTACTCTGTGAGTTGTTCTGTGAGAGTTGTTGGTGTTATGGATGAACGCAAATCATCCAATAAAACCTCTTGTTCGGATCCCCAAACACCCGTTATCGATTCGAGATTCGATACAAATTCATTGCGGTTTTCTGTGATGGTCGGTAAAGGGTTCGTACTAAGTGTGGTGTTGATAGTATTTAGTTCACCCGTGGTTTTATCAACATATCCCACTGCCAGGGTTGATAATACACCTTTTACGTACTCTGAGAGTCGGTCAATGTAACCCGTCGGTGTATCCGAGCGCAACTCTTCCAATAGAGAGAGTTGACTCGACCCCCAGAGACCTGTTTCTGCGACGAGATTAGATACGAATTCATTACGGTTTTCTAATATCAATGGTAAAGGGTCTGTATCAAGTGGTGTGATAACATTACTCGTTAAATACGTATTAGAGAAATTAAACCCTCTGACGGTGATCTCTGCACCGCTATTTAACATAATCGCTTTAGGTGTGTTTACAGCATCGATAAACGCCCTTAGGGAGGCTACGTATGACACATCATTTCCTGAAGGTGTACGTAACAGACCCAGTGTAGTAAGTTCGGTCGACCCCCATATACCTGTACCCAATGCGATGAGACTATCTATAATCGGTTCACGTTCTGCGGCGTCAAGGGCTGGTATCCCGATGAGCGTTGTCTTGAAACCATCTTTTAAAATATCAATCCGTGTGTTTGCCTCTGGAACCAGTGTGGATATATCATTAAAATCTGGCTCACGCAACGCGTTCAGCGTAACTATCTGAGCCGCACTCCAAATACCCAATGCGATGAGACTATCTATGAGCGGGTCACGAGCCGCCTTCGTAGTCTCAGCCACCACCGCATTCAGGGAAGTCACGAGATTCAAACTACTTGGGAGACCAGCGATATACGTATTCAGGGCGTTAACGAGAGCAGTCTGCCCTATGAATCCAGGTACAACTAGGCGTAAATTTTCTAAAGTGAGTATTTGATTACCCCAATAATTTCTTGAGAACAATTTCCGTATAATGTCATTTTGAATGGACTGAGTGATGGGCACTTGTGTAGATGTCGCTTTTAGTTGGGTTATATAAGTAGCGTCATTCACGGATGGAACACGCAACGCATTTAACGTGGTGAGTTGATCACTGCTCCAAACATCTAACGCGACAAGTTCAATTATGAGGGGGTCGCGTTCAGCCGTTGTGGTGAGAGTAGCTATAGTATCGAGTATTCCGTTCACACCATTTTTCAGATTATTGAGTGTGAATTCAAGTGTCGGTACCTCGTCGATCAGTACATTTGAATACTCGATTAAACTGTTTATGACGGCTGCGCGACCCTCACTTCCGGGTGGGAGAGAAGTTAAACTATTCACAAGTTTTATGGGATCATCTCGCCACACGCGAAACTGGCGTAACGCCGTGACCCGTTCTAATCTTGCCGCCTCAAGGAGACCCGGAAACTCCCCTAAAAGAGTGATAATTCCGTCAATCCGTACTGTTTGGTCGATATCACCAGAGAGACCATTAAGATAGCTCACGAGAGTGGGTATATTTGCGTCATTAAAGGCGTTTCGTAATGATTCTAAAAGATCGAGTTGAGGACTACCCCAAATAGTTGCCTCTGCCCCAATTCGGATTAGTCCATCTACGATCGTACCACGCTGAACGTCTGTTTTACCGGGCAGTGTGTTCAGTACAGCGATCATTCCCAATTTTAAGATATCCGATTGGACTGTGAGATCATTAAGATATCCTTCGAGTCCGTTGACCACGTTGAGCTGTTCCGGTGAACCGGGGATGAGCGTTGACAGACCAACTAAAAAATAACTTAACTGTGCCACGAATGTGCGGAGTTGAAATATGAGTAAAGACTCATCTTGTACATTGGGGTTTATCAGGCTATTTAAAATTGTAATTTGATCCGCTCCCCATACATTTTGAAGGGCGAGGAGACTAGATATGATGTTCTCACGTTCAAACTCATCGGTTATAGATGGGAGCCTACCCAGTTCCGTATCCACCGTAGTTTGTGTATTTACGATTAGATTGGGTATGGTATAAAGATACTGAATGAGCGCGGTTGTTGCGGCTGCTATATCAGTTGTATTTTCCTCCACACCTGTTAAAAGGGTGAGTTGTGTGGGTCCCCATACAACAGTTTGACGTAAGACATCTATGACATTTTTCCGTACTCCTAAATCCGTCACACCGGTCAGTCTACTTATAGCGATGCGTATAATTTCCTCCCAAATTGAAATACTGTAAAGAGATTGACGAAGTTCGTTAATAGTGTTGAGTTGAGAAGATGACAAACTGTCGAGAGCATGTATCCTGTTCAAAATATCGATTTGATCCTGTGTCCAGTGACCAAACTTTTTAGCGATGAAAAAAAGTTCCTTGACACAATTGGTGAAATCCAGTCTAAATGTACCTGTCGTAGAACGTGGTTCGATTAAGAACGTATTCCGTTGATGTTGTTCGAATAGAATACGGAGAGGTGTATTCTGTAGCATACATCGTTCGGCTATATCTAAATGGACGAGGTCTAAATTGACTGTGAAACGACTTAATTCCAACTGTTCTAGTACCCGGTTGTTTGCTTCCGGGTCCCATAGTGTAGCATCGCCAATTTTGTTCTGTGTCGCAAACAAGACATCAATAGCCGGTCGCAATTTTATACGAAGGGTCAATTCTTGATCGTATATAGCACATAAAGGAAACCCGTTTCCCGGACGCCGGTGAAAATAAAAGGGAATGTGAATCCTATATTCATCTGTATTGAATGGATTGATACCTCGTGTATTATACTGCCCATCCAAAAATTCTTGTACGAACTCAGGTTCCCCACTTCCCTGAAATGGGTTTCCGTGTAATGTGTTCACACTCGATCTATATGATTCGGATACGTTCAATTCACGATCTATGAATATATCATCCCCCGTGATCGTGTCAATCTTGTGACCACCGACGAATAATTCCACATAGTCAATCACAGAAATCCCAAAAACATCGACAGGGTATAGATTTGACCCGAGTGTCGCAACATTGGTGGGATCGGCGACGAAGGACAATACAACCCCTCGTAAAATGTCACCATACTTCTGAGGAATTGGAACCTCCAAAAAATCATTCGTGTATATCTTTTCTGGAAAGGTTAACTTGAAATTTTCCGTCGCAAAATTAGCATGTTTACTATACCTTTTTGTGAAAAAAGAGAATGACGGGTTGGCACTTAAAGAATCATCTAATTCACCTGTCGCCGCAATCAAAACTCGACCCGCCATATATATTATGCATCATTAATATTTTAAGCCACATAACCCACTCGAATAGTGGAGTATATTATAACTCTTCGCATAAATCTGAACCTCCGTGAGGTCACCTTCTTGTGCTGAGTATGGATCCGTGTAGTCCAGTTGGATTCGACACTTTTGGTCGATGATACGACTGAAATTCAAATGTCCGGAAGGAGTATTATCCAAGGGGTAGAGGGCGAACGAGTAACTTCCGATCTGGTCACGTGTTTCTAATTGATAACGAACATACGACGGTGAACCACTCACATTACTGTATACGACATCCCCATCGACTATATTCAAACCATCGAAGGAAACATCCACATTCACACCGGAGATCGAGTTTGTGAGTGCATTCTCGTGAACCAGCTTTGAAAAGGGTTCATTGAATAGGGATGTATTGTTCAAGATCAACTCTATTTCCTTGAATTTTGTATTAAGCATGTACTGTATCAATGTTTCATCTCCATGATAGGCGTATCGTCTTGATTTCTTCCCCGCAATAAAATAAAGTGTTTTGATTGGGTGCTGAAAACGTAAAGCGAATTCAACTTCTTCATTCGCCCTTGGTATATCACGCCTTTTCAATTGCATCTGTGTGATTAACTGGTCGACCGGCGCACTTTTCAAATAATTCAGTTCGTTATCTTCCAAGTACGCATACGTCGCCAAAAGGGAGGCCGTTTCTATTTTCGCCTCTGTCACGAATGGATTCAAATACGGTCGAACGAGATTATCCAATTTCTTGAACTTAATCCTAATATAACAATCTTGTTTCTGGATTTTGCATAACAATATGGAAGCTGGTAAATTATTGTAGAAATAAAACGGTAAATCAATGTACATCTGTCGCAGATTCCACACGTTGTCCTCTCCACTGGATCCATACGGTTCTTCTTTCGCCGTTGTTAGAGGGACGATGGTATCCCTAAAAGTATAATCAGTCGCATGATATTTATGGTACAGATAGATCCAGTCACCTGTGAGTCGTTCGATGTGTACCCCACCTATAAAGAGATCGGCGTACTCGATGGCGTGGATACCGACAGTGGGTGTGAATGGGTCATCATAATTACCGGTTGGGTTTTCTGCCGTGGGTGTGACACCACCCATTGGGTATGTATTTGATACAGACGCCTTGAAGAAGAATTTATATCGAAGTGTCAGATTCGTGAGAAGATCACCCATATCTACCGGTATGATACACATCGTATCCTGGTCGAATGCCGCTTCGAGTAATGGATGTTCTCTCACATCGAAAGCGAATTTCGTATGCCTCTTGAATATACTTGAGAAATGTGAATAGGTTGGGTCCTCTGTTATGTACATATCCTGTATTCCAGTAGTACCCAGTGTCAGTTTTCCTGCCATCTCTACTTAACTATATGTTTTATTTTTAACCCTGCAATAAAAATCCATCCTTGAAGACGAGTGCTTTGTAACCAGTGTAATACATGTGAAACTTATACTCGGGGTTTTGAATAGTATTACCATTGCCGTATTTCAGATCGATATTATCCACCAACTGTATGTTCAAAGTTGTCTTTTCCGACTGCAGTACAGAAAAGTCTAGAAATCCCGAAAGTGAAGTACTTTTAGGGAATAATGCGAAATTGTATGAATAAATGTAATTAAGTAAATAGTTGGGTATGGGTGGCTCGTATAAATAATTGTTCGAGATACCAGTCCCCGATCGTGCCATTTTAGCTCGTGAGGGGACGTAACTGAAGAAATATTCTCTGTCGTTGTTCGATACGTTCGGAATGCGTTCACCATTCAGTGTGAAAAAGGCACTTTTTAAGATGTGTGGTTCAGAATTATCATTGATTTGTGCCCGGGTAAAGTTATAACGGTTGGCAGTCGTCGAGTAGTACCATTCGTTTACGTAACCGGCGTCATCTACAGGTAAACTTCTGTATTCATCCTCGTTTTCGTACCCCTCGTACCTAAAAAACCAATGGAAACATTTTACAGGAATACTCGGCTCCAATTGTATGACGAATTCCCGCTTTTCTGGTTCAAGTGGTATACTCGAATGTTTAACTACGAAATCATACACAATTTCATTATTTGGTCGGGTGAAATATAAACGCTCTTCATGGGAAAGAACGACTTCCTCGGTGATGACCTTAAAATTTTGGAGTTTTTTCGGTATAGGTACTGTTGGGGCACCTCGATTACTTACATTATCGGACGTGCGTTGGTTGTACAGTGTAAAGAAAGATTGTTTAAAAAACTCAATTTCGAGAGTAATTTTCTGCTTATGAATAGCACATAATGGAAATGATGGTTTTTCTTGATCGTTTTCCGAGTAGGCATCGCCGCCGTAATTATGTGAGAAGAAGAATGGTATATGAATAAACACGTCGTTACTCTGTGCGGCGTTTTGGGCAGATGGTTGAGACGTTCTACCCCCGGTTATATTTCGATTGTAAAGTGTGTTTGCGCTCATTTTTTGTGATTCAGTGGTGTACATGTTATCGTGAATGATACACCAATCTGATGTTATCTCTTCGACTATCTGAGTATCCACTTTAAATTTGATATTTTTGATCAGTTTCCGGCCGAGTAATTGCATGTCCCATGCCCAATACGCAATTTCGGGTAATGTAAATGAAGGTAGTGGTATGTCTCGTAAGATAATACTTTTTATGGTTTCCGGGAGTACTGCGAATACACTTGGAGCGAGTTGGGACAAGATCAACGCATCTGAAAGACTGCTCGAATCTCCGGTGAGAACATCAAGAATTGCGGTTGGGATTGTGGTTGTTTCCACATTAATTCCTAGTTCAGCAGGTAATCCTTCACTCGGGGTTGTGTTCGGATCATTACTTAGAATACGTAACAGTGAAACCAAAACAGCCGCAGTAAAATCAGTGTTGATAGTAAACAATTCCACAGGAAGAAACGTGAAAATCAAGTTGTTGAACTGATTTTCAAAGGACAAAAAGTATTTGAAATCGGGGAACTGGAAGGCGGGAAGAGTAATTCCGGCTAAATTCGGGGCTCCTGCGAGCCACCATTCCCTAAACGTCGGGTACCCGAATTCTACCAGAGTCTGACCACTGAACAACATTTTCTGTAAGGTTTCGTTAAATATGATATCGTCAAATCCCCACGTCGGCAATGTCATTTGGATCCATACATTATTTAAGAGATCTCCCATGTTTTGAGGGTGTAGTTCAACCCGGACTATTTCACCGAATGGCCATGTCGCTGCGATACCTTGTGTTACGGTGTGTACGTTATGATACTTTCTAAATCTAGAATGCCTTTCGCTGTCATTATATTTAAATAAGGAATCTTCGGGGTCTTTGGAAAGTAAATGTGTATCTTGCTTTCCAATAGCCTTTAGTGAAATCTTAGCGGCTTCACCCATACTTATCTATTGTCTATATATTTTTAATATCCGTTTTCCACATCGTGATGTGACTGGTTTTTAGCATACGCTCGAGGTCAACAATGGCCTGTTGTGCCTCATCCATGAGTGCTTTGACGCGCTCTTCCGTGTACTCAACGGTCCTCGTGTTGAGAAGGTAGTCCCAGTTTCCGTCCATCTTGGGAAACATCGCAGCCATTTCCTTTTCGAGTTCAGCCTTCTTCCGCTTGAAGACAACGAGACGACCTTCGATGACCATCGTCACAAACTTTGATTTGAGGCTACACATTTCCGCCCGCTTTTCGAGGACGTCGATGAGATGTGCCTTCCTCTTCTTATAGTGCTCGAGACGCAGCTCCACAAAATCTTTCAGGATTTCTTCGGGGGTTGTGTACCTGTGGATACCCCTGGTGGGGTGAAACAAATGCATGTTGGAAGTGTGGAACGTCTTTCGCATCTTGAGGTCTTT